ATTCTTTTCCTTTGTTAGCTGCAACCTGGTCCTCAACAATCTTTTTGAATGTTCTTCTTGCCGAACCTTTACCGTTGCTTTCAGTAATTTTAGCAACTTTTAAAGCCAAGCTTTCGATTTCTTCAGTTGCTTTCTTTAGATCCTCTTGCGTTGTAGCTTGAGAAATTTTCGCGTTGATTGCGTCAAGTTCGTTTTTGTTAGCTTTTGTTTCCAATCTTGAAGAAACGTCAGACAAAAATTCACTTTGAAGCTCCGCTTGTTTTGTTACTTCTAAACCGGCATATTGCTCGGCGTTGTAACCTTTGCTTAAAATAAACTCGTTAAATTTCATTTTTAATTTTTTAAAAGTGTTTGATAAAATAATTTCTTTTGAGTGTCTTCCGACGGCTCGGTTTTTGTTGGAGTGCTTTTGGCGGCTTCAACGTTTATTGTTGGCGTCGCGTGGTTTGAACCTTTCACGACGGCGCTTCCTTCTATGGCTTTTGCTTCCTGGACCGCCCAAAAATAACCTTGTTCCTCGGCGGTTTCTTTATTTGCTATTGAATCAATGTATTTGTCCCAAACGGCTTTTTCGGCTTTGTCTTCGTCAGCGTTTGAATTTATGGCAAGGTCCATTTTGACGTATCGCATACCAACCGAATGTTCTTTAACATATCCATTCTTATATTGCTCAAACATAAACGGGTTGCGTTCTTTGTCAATTTCAGCATAAAAAACCAACGCTTCAGTTTTACCGGAATATCCAAAACCAAGGTCCCTCCAATTAAAAGCTTCAGCTTTCGCCGTTACTTTGTCGGTTATAATCTTGTCAAATGTCATTTGGTGTTCCTGGAGCAATAGCAAATTTTTATTTTCTTGAATTGTCTTGTTCCATATTCCGTCAATATGTACGTCGTTATGGGAATCCATTATTCCGGTCGTATTGATTACCAAGCGCGCATTGATTTTATTTACGTCGCGCCCGGTTAAAGCTTCGGCTTTGTTTGCGTCCTTGCTTTCCATTTGTGAAACATAAACAATTGAATCGGCTTGTTTAGTTATCATTTTCTTTTGAGCAATCAAGGTTTTTTTGTTTGCCTTCAATTCGCGAAACAATTCTTCCTTTGTCGCAAATTCTTTATTCGGAAATTCCTTAACTAATATCATTTTTTAACCTCCGCTTTATCTTTAATCATTTTAATACGCTTAATAACGGAAGCCAAAACTTCCTCGTTTATATCTTCCCGCTCCTTTAATAATTCCAATTTTTTAAGTTCTTCGTTTTTCATAAGTTAAACATTCCGCTTATTGATTCTCGATATTCTTCCGGGCTTATTATTCCTTGACTTAAAAGGGTTGATAAAATTTCAACTTCGCCTTTCTTTATTCTTTGCTTCCTTTCTTCGTCTTCTTGCATTACCGCCAAATGAGCAAATGAACCGACAATTTTTCCGTCAGTTAACCCCAAGTATTTATTCAAGCTATTCGTTCGGTCATTTACCAAGTTTTGAACCTCGCCTTCAATAAATGCTTTGTAAGCTTCTTTTTGATTTTCGAAAGTTGATCCTGAAGCCAAAGCGGAAAACGCTTCCTTCGGCAATCCAAACAAACCGAAGATTGTAAGCCCGGCATTTATTAAAGTGTCGTTAAGTTTCAAGTCGCTAACTTTCGGCAACGTCGAAACGTAATCGACATCGGTTCCAATTACTTGAATATTTCGTTGACCGGATAAAACGCCGTAGTCTAATTGTTGCGCTTCTTCAATGTCTTTGCGTTCTTTCTCCGTTAACATTGCCGAACCTATTGCGTCCCTTTTGCGAGAAACCCAAGCGCCAATTCCACCAGGATTACTTAAAAAAGTGTTTTGAGCTTCAAGGGCAGCTTGACAATTTGAAACAACGTATTGAAGCGCTTCAAGTCTTGATTGACTAAAATAAGGATTTGTAAACGTCGGCGTATCAAAGTAAGGAATTAATTTTTCAACGTCGATTGTTTTTACTTCCCGGGTTACTTCGTCAACAATGTACTTTATTATTATTTCGTCGGTTTGTTTCTGAATCAATTCCGCAATATAATCCCCGTCGTAAAGCTCCCCTTTTGTATTTAAAAAAATCAATTTGTCAGCGGAAAGGTTTAATAAGTCGGTTGTCGGATCCTCGAAGCTTCTTGAATCAATTAGTTTATTAATATACCAATAAGACGTTCCGAAAATACTTTGAAAAGTTAGGTCCTGAACAAGAAAGTTCTCCTTGCTTTGATACCGGTTCGGGTTGTTTAGTTTGTCGGTAATGGCATTTTCAGTTAATTCGCCGTTTTCCTTGTAGTAAAACTTAACGTTCGAAACGGCTTTCGCTCTTTCTTGTATTGCCCAAAAAACGAAAGGGTTTGTTTTATACCAACTTACAAAGTCCTTCTTTAAAAGCTTTTTATTTCGTTGGGTATATTGAGCGGTCGTAAGTACGTTAATCGGTTGTTCAACCTTATAACGGCCGAAAATGTTTAATTTTTGCAAGAAATTTAAAGCCATTCATTAAAATTATGGTCTTTAAAAGACTCGATTTCGGGCAAATATAACCTTTTTATTTAAATTTCAACCGAATTGTTAAAAAGTTTTATTTCTTTTTTACATTTCCGGCAATACGGGTAAATAACAACGTTGGAAATATTTCCTTCGTATTTTAGGAGCTTTTGATTGCAAACCTTGTTTTCTCTTATTCGCGGGCAACGTATTTCTTTCGTTTTCATAATATTCCTATTGATTTTAGATAAAGACAAACGTATTCAATCGCATCAATTAAATGGTTGTTGAGGTCTTCGCGTTCTTCCAGGGAATTACCGGCGCGGTCTTTCTTCCAACAACTTTCAAATTGTTCCATTTCTATATTTTTGGAGCTTTCGGAAAAGTAAACGTTCAACTCTTGCATCATGGAAATGCGTTCTATTATTTTAACCTTGTTACCTATTGCCGTTGTATTTTCCCAACCCGCCGCGCGAAGGTCCCTAATTTTAACCGGACGATTGTTATCGCAAATAATTATTGCGTTTTGGTCAATGTTAAGCTTCTTAAACATATAAATCGGAACGGAGCCAATTTGTTCGTTTATTGCGGTCGTTGGAATCCGGGCTTGAAGTTGGTTTTCGCTTAAATAGTTATATTCATGAACGTAAAGATTGCCGTCTTTATATTTGACACCAACAATCGCGAAAGGATCAACTTTGCCCCAATCGACGCCAATAAATTCTTCGGCTTGTATTGAATAATATTCTTCGTTTGTGCATTTCGTCCAATAATAAATTCGACCTTCAACGCCGCCAATTTCCCCAAGTCCATAAACGCGCCATTTGTTTGCGTAAAACTCCGATTTTATCGTTCCGTCCGGGTTGTAACCTTTCTCCTTATAGCTTAAAATATTACGCCGTTCTTCTTCGCTAATCTTTTCATTTCCTTCAAACGTAACTTGAAGAAAGTTGTTTTCGTTAATTAACTCATGAATATAAAAACGCCGGTCCGCGTTGAAGTCAACAATTACCTTCTTTGCCCTTTGTGAAATATCAAACGTTTTGTTTTGTGCAACCTTGTTGACCTCGTTAATATAAATTATATCCCGGCGCCTTCCTTTTCCAAGGTCTTCTTTGTCCAATCCAATAAACTCGATAAACCCGGTCGAAGAATTTCTTTCAATTAGTTTGCTTTTATTGTCGTTCCATTTAAACTCGTCCCATATATTCCAATCAATACAAATCTTTTTAAGGTCCTGAAAAGCGGTGTCCATTAATTTAGTCTTTTCCGCTGAACAAATAGTAATTTCCAAAGCCGGATTTTCTCGAAAGGCGTCAATAATTAGCATTATTATTGAAACGGTCTTTGAAGCTCCTTGGCTTCCCTGGATAATAAGAAGCGGTTCGTCTTTAGCTTTAACAAAGAAGTTGTTGAGCTTATAAGTATTTGTAACCGGAATATAATTAAAAGACATTTACTTTCTTAATCCGTTTTTATCAAATATAGGCGGCGCCTTTACCGAAACGCTTGTTTCAACCATTTGCGTCGGTTTACCAAGTAAGCGGTCCATTGCGGCAAGATAAGCTTTCGTGTCGCCTTCGTCAAATGCTTTTTCAATTTGCTTTAATGTCATGGCAATGTCAAGCGTATATTCCGAATCCTTTAAATCAATTCCAACCTTTTGAGCAATTGCTTTGCATTTGTCTAATCTTTCGCCCATTATTAAAGCGTCCGCTAAATCCTTTAACGCCCTTTTCCGCTTGTGTCCTTCGCTTTTAAGCTTTGGGGAAGGTTGATTTTCCTTACTAAATGGAACGGAATCCTTTACTATATCTTTTCTTCCTCTTGGCATTTTTATAAACGTTTTTTAAAGGTTCAACTTTCAAAGATACTAAATTTATTTATTAAAACATTTTTCTTCGTCTTCGGGTAGTTCAAATTCTATTATTGCTTTCATATTCTTTAAATTAAAAAAGTGTAAGTTCGTTTATTATTTTACTTGCTCTTTTGTTTGCTAAATCAGCATATTTGCTTTCTATTTCAAAACCTACAAAACGCCTTTTTTCTTTTGCACTCATAGCGCACTCTGTTCCGCTTCCAGCAAATGGAACTACTACTAAATCATTTTTACGTGAGCAAGTTTGAATGAGTATTCTTGTTAGCTTTTCTGGTTTAATTGTATCGTGGTCGTATTTGCTTGTTTCATAGTTTGGCAATCTTATTACATCGCCTAAATGTAAAGAGTTATTGAATGGTCTGCGTAGGTCTTCATATTCTTTGCGTAGTTCTTCGTATTCCTTGCGTAGTTCTTCGTATTCCTTTGTTAAATAAGGTTTACACCACGCTTGTAATTTTTTATACATTTCTTTAGTTAGCATTGTTGGCTCTGATTTATCTAAACTTAAACAAGCAGAAGCAACACCCCCCCCATTTGTGGCAGTCCCTAAAGCTTGATTAATTTGTTTAAATATTATTTCTCCTTTTGATTTTGTTATTTCGGCTCTTATGTAATCTCTTATATGGTAAACACATTGCGTTAAATTGTAAGCTTCATTACTATACATTAAAATACGTTCAGTAAGCGGTGCAAATGTTCTTAAATCTTTATTAAATCTTATTTGCTGCTTATGGTCGTTTGTATTTTCCCAAACTATACTATTTAACAAATTAAAGTGTTTATCAAAAATAATTTGAGAATAAGCAATATTTTTAGCATCTCCATACCATAAAAGCGTTCCATTGTCGGATAAAATTCTTTTACATTCAATAGCCCACTTTTCAACGTCTGCCAAATACTCGTCAAATGTTTTCCATATAAAATCAAAGTCGCCTTTAACCTTGTAATATGGCGGATCTGCAATTATTAAGTTTGCACATTTATCCGGTAAATCATTATTTAAAAAATCAATATTATAAACCTTATTTAATTCCATATTTTAGTATTAAAAAACCCGGCGCCATTTCTGACAACCGGGTAAACCTAAACTAATATATTAAAACGGAAGTCCGTCATCAATGTCTTCAGCTCCAGGAGAAACCGAAACGTTTCCTTCGTTGCTCCAAATTACTTTCCCATTGCCAAAAAAATTTCTGTCAGTTTTTGAATCTCTTTCTTCCTTGCTTTGATTTTCCCATAAAGAACAATCGTTTCCAAATTGATCCTTTTCGTCATTTACGGCAATGTTAAAGTTTAAATAAGTTCCTTTTTTGCCTTTAATAAGTTTTGATTTTGTGATTTTATCAAGGTTAATTGATACGTTTGCAATTTTCGCCATTGTGTGAAATTTTGATTAAGAAATATTTTCTAAATATAAGTAATTCTTTTTAAAATATAGCTTTTTTATAGTAATAATGAAGTTTTTCAAATTCGTTATTGATTGCTTTGAATGTTTCATTACTTTCAAAATCCGTTTGTATTAAATTTGTCGCCGTTTTATTCGCGTTCAATATCGTTGAATGATCGCGATTGTCAAAAATTCGACCAACTTGTTTCAAGCTTATATTGTAATATTTATTTTCGTAGATTGCCAATATTAGCAAGCTTCTAATTATTGCAATTTTTGCTTTCCTGGACCGTCCAAATATTTGTTTTGGAGTTACTTTGTAATTACGTTCGACAAAGCTTAAAAGCTCCGGAATAATTATTTCCTTCAATGTTTCATTGTTTTCCGTTTTCATTCTTTTGATTTTGGTTAATATTTTATTCATTGTTAAAATAGTTTTATTTGTTCTTTGTTATTGTCTTTTATTATTCCAAGTGCTGTTTCAAGTATTGTTTTTCCGGCTTCGTAGTCAACTAAATCTTTCGCAATTACGTCCAATCTTTGCTTTCCTTTATATTTTCTAAAATTGTAATTATGAAATTTAGATAATTCTTCAATATTTCCTTTTGCAAAATCTTTCGGTTGTTTTCTTTCATTTAAATTGTTTGGCAAGTTAAAGTTTGTCCAATATAAATGTCTTCCCCTTTTTTTAGCAGGTATTAAAGGTTCATAATACGGTATAACATTTTCAACGCAATATTTGCCATTAAAATAATGTTTTAAAAAAATAACTTCTTCATAAAGTTTTAAGTCTGGGTAAGGCATTTTAAAATTTCTTCTTTTCATATTTTTCCAAGCCAATTGTAATTTGCTATGCGTTGGACAAGGTGGAGATGTCCAAATAAAATCAAAATTTTCATAATTTTCCTGCAAATATTGATGAGCATCAGCAACTACGACAATATCATTTTGAAACCTTTCTTGATAAAGCTTTGCAAGTTCTTTATCTAATTCAACAGCAGTAATTTCAATTTCAATTTTAGCTTCATCAGCTACTTCATCCCATTTGTAACGATTACCACCAAGACAAGCGTATAAATTTAAAATCTTGTATTTTTTCATTGTTAAAATTTTTTAATTGTTTGATCGTACCATTCAATAAATTCGTCAAATGTTCGAGCAATGTAATAAATGCCGCCGGCGCTTTCAATATGCTTTTGATATTCCTTTTGCTCCTGGCTTTGTCGGTCTTTGCCCCATTTAATTTCAATTTTAACGGACCTTCCTTTAATGGTTGCGGATAAATCAGCGCTTCCCTTTGTTCCGGTTCCTTTGATATACTTTTGGCTTCCTACAACTTGCGGAAGCCCTACAACGTCGTGTTTTATTTGAGTTTTGCCAACCATTCGCCCCATTGTATTGATTCGTTCAGCTTGCCAACCTTCCCAATTAAGAAAATTTTTTATAAGCTTCGTTAAATCGTTGGCGCTTCTTTCTTTTGTGTCAGGCTCTATTGGATAAGGAACGTTCGGGTATTTTATTCGGTCAACTTTTGCCTTTAATTCAATATAGCGTTTTTTGTTTTCTTTGTTCATCGTGTTATGAAGTTTTGATTGTTATAAAATTTTTTATAAATAGCCCGGTCCGCTGAAAAATCAAGGATAAAAAAATATCCTTTGAGTTCTTCAATAAGGTATTGAAATTTGTTCGGGTAATTGTGGAAGTACCAAAAACTAATAAATCCAAGCTCTTTATATTTTAGCGTCTTTTCAATTACTTCTTTGTTTGTTATTGGCGAAGTTACAATTTCATATACCATTTGACGACCAGGTTCCGCAATATCAGCGCGAAGATTCCCAACGGAATATTCAAGTTCCGGATTGTAATTTTGCGCTTTTAATAGTTTGTACAAATGTTCCTTTATTATTAAATGCTTCTCGCTTTCTCCGGTTTTTCCATATTTTGAAACATACCATTCGGGAAGCGTTTTGTAACGAAAATGCGCTTTTCTATTATTTACCGCTTTACTAACAAAAACTAATTCGTTTCCATTATTACAAAATATTTCCGGTCTTTCTTGGTCAAGCTTATATTCAAGGTATTGTTCAACGGTAAGTTCCCGGTTCTTATAAATGCAAATATTCATTAAAATGGTGTTTCAAGGTTTTCAAATTGTTCTTCTTCGTCCGTCTTGAGCATAAACCAACGATTTCCGGAAGTGTTGCCTTCTTCGTAATTATAGTCAGCATATTCAGCGTATTTTTTAACCCAAATATTGAATTTCTTCCTTGTCAACCATTTTTTAAAGTCAATGTATTCTTCAATAAATTGGTCAAATACTTCCTTCTTATTGTGCCTAACATTAATAGGAAAGTTTTCCGCGTCTTTTATAAACTCGATAAATTCCATTGATGATTCCGCGATTAACTTTCTCAACTGAATATTTTTCGCGTCCTGGCTTATTAAACCATATTGAAAATATTTTTGAAGGCATTGAATCATGTAATTGTCAAAGTTTCGAAAATCTTTTTCGCTCCAATCGTCAAACAATTGACGTTTAAATTCATCGAACGGCGTAATATTTCGACCATAATATTGAGCAAATTCCACTTCGTGACGTCTTCGATCATTTGACCAACCGGCGCCTTTAATCGCGTAATTTGTCGAAATTAATATTTTCGGAGATTCTTCAACGCTCAATTTTATTGCGTCTTTGTTTTTACGTTCTAAAGTTATTCCTTCAGTAACCAAGGAAAATATATTTTCAAAGTTAAAGTTTTTCTTGACATCGTCAAAAACAAGAATGTCGGTGTCGTGTCCAACGGTTTGAAAGGCAAAGCTTTTTTTGTCGTCGAACGCTTTACCGTCCAAAATTGAAACGCTTCTTATTTGCTTTAACCCTTGAACAAACAAACCCTTTCCGGTTCCACCTTCCGGGTTATCGGAAATAACTTCGTCGTTTAAAATTACGGAAGCGTTGTCCGTTTTATTCTTGTAATTGCTTAATAGGTAACCAATGCAACATTCCATTGCAAGCGGTTTATTGTTGCTTATATTGTTAATAAAAGTCTTGTAATCGTTTTCCGTTTCTTTTGTTGGTTCAAACGTTCGTTTAATTATTTGATTTTCCCAAACGTACCCTTGAACGTCCAGGTAATCAATAAGTTTAATTTCGTCCTTTGTTATTTCCAAAATGCCGTTTTCAAAGCTGATAAAACTTTTATCTTTTTCGTCCTTCAGCATTAACAATTCTATTGAATCCAACATTGAAAGAAAATTTTCTTGAAATAGCTTAATATTAGAAGCGCAATAATTCCAAACGGCGAGTTCCTTCCGGTCCATAAGATAAGCAAGGGTAAAGTCTTTAATTTTGTCAATACTTGTTTCCCGAACCTTATTCGATTCAATACGAACAAAGATAGGTTTCAATGCTTGATTCGGGAAATACTTTTTAAATCCGTTCATTTCAAGAAACAACTTGAAGCTTGCCGGATTAATAGAAACTTTTTCGTTCCCTTGTTTGTCTTCCTTTACCGTCCAAAAATTAACAAGCTCCAGGTTAGCGCTTATTTTGTCAAACGTTTCTTCGTCAATTTTATACTTTTGGGCAACTATTTTTTTGCCTTTGCTTATATCCTTCTTAACGTTGTTTATTAGGTTGTTATCTTCGAAAAACTTTATATTGAAATCCCGCTTTTTATACGCGCTTTTTATTGCGTGTTCGGCTTCCCTTTGCGAAAAGTCCCCAATAACGACGTTGTTTAAAATATAACCTATTGCATAAGATTGTGAAACGCCATATTCGCAAAACAATCCTGCGACGTCAAAAATATACGCATTGCGTTCCCCTTCGGTAAATGATTTCGAAAAGTTAAAGTTCATTATCTTCCGGGCAATTACGTCTTCGTCGTAAATGGGAAGCAATGGTTCCTTGTTTACAACCTCGTAACCTTCGTCAATAATTAACGGCGTATAAATTTTAGCGTCGTAATTTATGTAAATGTTAGGATCATAAGAGGAAAAACAAACGCGGGAAATGTCCGACGTTGAAAGGTCAAAATATTTGTAATCAAACTCCTTCTTAAATTGTTTAAATATGTTCGTATAATTCGAAGCTTCGTTTTCGCTTATATTTATTACCGCTTTATATCCGTTTCCGGAAGGGCTTAAAAAACAAGCGACAACGAACGGATTGCTTTTAATTGTTTCAAACGTTTCTTGAAGTTCAAGGTCGTCGTTTATGTCGTCAAAGTCCAAAACCATTAAACCGGAAGATTTTACTAAACCCAAAATTGCCCGGTGCGAAAATTCCCCTTGAAATAATATGGCCGGAAGGTTTGTTTTGAGTTGATTCCTTTCTTCCTTTGTTTTGGCTTGTCTTATCTTGTTTACAAGCTCTTTGTCATTTCCTCGTTTTATGCGCTGAAGAATTTTCTCCAGAGTAACAATGTAAGGAACGTCTTTCGTTTTATAAAGGTCCTTAAATACCGTTATTTTCTTTTCTTTTGTCATGAATATTTTGGTTTATGGTGTAAAATACAACACTTTTTATCAATTTGCAACACTTTTAAACGCTTTGCAACACTTTTATTTTTAAATGTGTTGCGGTTTAAACCCTTGGTATTACTACGTTTAAAGGTCATCGCAACACTTGCAACACTTTTTTTTTGTTTTTTTGAAATTTTTTGTAAAAATAATTTTTCTCTTATAAGGAGTAATTGGAAACGCCTAAAATGTGTTGCAAGTGTTTCATTTAAAAATGTCAATTCGAAGCAAATCTTCCAATTTAAGCAGCATTTCAACCGTTGTATTGGCTTTGCCGTTTTCAATGCGGTTAATTGTTTCAAAACTTGTTTTGGCTTTCCTTGCAAGGTCTTTTTGAGTTAACCCGGCGCTTTGCCGGGCTTCTCTTATTTTAGTTCCGATTATGTTCTTATTCATTTTATTGTTTTTTAAATACAAGTACATTTTGATGTATTTTAACAAGTTTATGAGATTTCATATTTCCATTTGCTCTCATACTTGCACTTGCAATGGGATTTAAGAGTATTGCTTCATTATAATAAACCATTCCACACTTTTTAAAAACATTAATGGTGTCAGGTACAAAGCCAATATAATTTCCTTTTTTATCTCTTACCTCGCCAACCACAAAACAAGCATAACCACCATTTTTTAATAAATTGCAACTCTTTGAAATTATTTCTTCATACGCTTTTAAAAAGCTTGTGTAGTCCATATTTGAAATATCTCCTTCTAAATCGCTATATACTTCTAAATCAGCATATGGTGGGCAACTAAAGACAAAATCAAACTTTTTATTAAATCCGTTTAAAACTTGGTTACTATCACCTACATACCAATTGGGTTGGTTGTTTGCTTCAAGTATTTCTAAAGCTTGTTCCCTATTGCTATCAATTTGCTCTTGCCTTATGTCTATACCGGTGTACCTATATCCGAGATAATTTGCGACAATTCCACGAACAGAGCCACCAGCAAAAGGGTCTAAAATCTCGCCATTTTCTGGCACAAACCAATGATATAAAACTTCGCAAAGTGCAGGGTCAAAAATAGAAGTTCCTTGCTCTTTACTTTCTTTTACCTTGCCCTCTTTTTGTCTGTAATAATCAAAAGACTTAACAGCACCTTTGTAGGTCATATCATCTTTTCTTCCTATTTCACTTTTAATTCCGATACCCTTCCAAATACGTTTTCTTTTTTGCCAATTTCCACTTTTTGTGTCAAGTATGCTAAATGGTGGTTCAATAAACTTATCCCGCAAAAGCGGATCTCTTATAATTTTATTTCCAAATAAATCTTTTTCCATTGTTTCTATTTTAAAATGATTCTTGTAGTTCGTGTGTAGGTGGTTTATTTATTTTATTGAAGCTTTTATGAATGAAGACGTTGTTGAGCTTACAAGCGGCACTTCTTCGCCGTTTTCGTCAAATATTGGCTTCATCAATTTAACCCTGGCTTTCAATAAATCTTCGCGGTTTTTCAACTCATTATGTAAGTCGTTGTAAATTGGATCTTCCTTAAAATTTAAAACGGTCCGTTGACCTTCAGAAAATTCAACTCCGCCAAAACTTGTATTTTCGGTTACTTTGGCTTTCAATTCCTTATTAATTGCCGAAACAAAACTTTCAATTCGAAGTGTTTGCGAAAGGATTTCTTCCGGTTCTTTTTGTTCTAATAATTTAGTTGCGTAAAATTCAGCTTCTTGAGCTAATTCCTTGCGATTCATTTGCGCAAGCATTTCCTCGCGGTGCGCAATAAACAAATTTTTTGATTGTCCCATTGTATTAATTGTTTTGAAGTTGTTGTTTAAATTCTTTTTTCATGGAGTAAATAAAGCCGTCGCTTTGTACGGTTGTTCCGTCGTATTTGCTCAAGTATTTAGTAATCATTTCGGCGTCCGATTTTTTGAGCTTGTTAAATTGCTCCAGGGTAAGCCATTTAACCGGCGCTTTTTCGTCCTTATGGTCATTTGTCGCGTCGGCGTCTTTGGTGTCGTCAATTAGAAACAAACCATTCAAAGCGTATTTTCTCGCGTAACTTGACGAGCTTCCGAAGCTTTGCGAAATATCCATTCCTTTTCGGTTAGGATCAATTCCGGCTTGCGCGGTAACTTCAACCTTTGTTTTCCCGTCGGAAAATATTGCTTTCGCTTCTATAAAAACAATATTTGCGATTTCCTTTACTTCGTCGGTAATTACCAACGTACATTTTTCCGCGTCCAATAATGGCTTGAGTGCTTCAAGAATGTCTTCGCAATTTCGATATTTGTATTTACCGAATGAATTAAATTGATTTTTTGGAGCTTTCAAAGCTCGTTGAATTTTAATAAGTTTTTCCATTGTTAAAATTTTTGTTTGATTAAAATAATTGCGGTTTTTTTAAGGTCCGGCGAAGTCATTACGATTTTATAAGTGTTATTTGTTGCCTTCTTTACAAGGAACGTTTCCGATAGCCCGGAAAGCTCTAAAATTGTAGCTGAAGCCCCGCCGTAAACCTTGGTAATATTTTGAACGTCGTCTTCTTTTGGTTGCTTTTTAAGCCAGGACAACGCGCGTTTTATTTGATTGTTATACATTTTAAGCGAATATAGTTAATAAATAAATGATAACGCAAATAACGAAGTTTGCGAAATTTTCCTTTTCAACGGTTCCTTTTTCAAGTAATTCGTAACCGATTAACAATAAAGAAATAAAGCAAGCTATTAAAAAAATTAAGGTCAGCATATTATTAAAAGTTTTCGGTTTGATTAATTTTAACAAAGCTTCCAAGCTTTGCATTGTCAATAAGGTATTCCAAAACGTCTGAATCCAAAATTTCAACGTCAAAAATTGAAACCCAAGCTTGACGATTTCCTTCAAAATCAAAATCAACAAGCGCTTCATATTCGTTGACATCGTAAAAATGAGAAACAACGTCGCGAAGTTCAATTTCGTAATTGTACCAAATTTCTGACCGGTTAAAATTAACGGAAGCGTATATTGTTTCGCCTTCAATGTTATCAATTTCAGCTTCGCATAAAAAAGAAAGGTCTTGTTTCTCTTTGCGTTGGTCCATGTTAACTGGCTTTGCAATTTGTGTTAAGCGGGTAATGATTAGGTTTGAAATGATTTCTGAATTTTTCATAATTATAAAGTTTTTGATTGTTTTTAAATGTTTGAAATAATTGTTGCGTTGTAAAATTGGCGCGGGTTGTTCTTAATTAAGTTCTCAAGGTATTCTTTGGAATCTTTCGTACATTCCCAAGAATATTCGTACCAACGTTGATCATTTGTGTCATAATGTTGACCAGGTCTGACGATTGTGTAAATTTCAGGTTTTTTCATTGTGCTTGTTTTTTAATTTGTTGATAAATTGAATAATACATTGAAGAATATTCATTAACTGAAATACTTTTATTTTCCAAAGCGATTTTTAAGTCTTGTAATTTTTGCTCTAATTTTTCCATTGTTATTAAGTTTTTGATTGTGCAACAACATCGTTACGAATGTAAAATTACACTTTATTTTTTAAATATGAAATATATTGCATAAAAAAAATAAGAAAAAGCCCTAAAAATTAATTTAGGGCTTCTCCCAACCAAAACATTCATAACAATGAAAGCCCGAAATATAATACTATTTTTTTATAAATTCAAATATTTTCGTTATGGGTTTATATTTTTCGAAAAATAAACCAAAGGAAGTTATTAATCCGGTAGCTCCGGCGCCGCCGCCGAAGATTTGTCCAAGGGTTAAGGATCCGATAAACGTTCGGGTTGTTTGAAACAATTGGAAGACAAAATTTCGCTTTGTTTTTTGTTTCTCTTTTTGTTTTTCGGTTTTGCCTTTTATCTTTTCAATTTTACGCTTTGTTTTTAACGCTTTTTTTGGCGCCTGGGCTTCAATTACTTTATAAATGTAAATTGTATCGTTGGAAATTTCCGAAGCGCTTAAACAAGCGGAAAGGGCTTCTTCGCAATCGTGTAAATTAGTTCGAAGCTTCTTTTTATTCACTTGCGCGTTTGCAATGCTAAAAATCAAAATAAACGGTATTATTGTTTTCATATTCTTAATTTAAATAAAAATAGGAGTTGAATTACCAAAATAAGCTTGTTTAATTTCAAACTCCAAAAAATCAATGGCTTCAGTTGTTTCAATATGTTCTTCCAATATTTCCAAAGCTTTATTATACGAATAAATATAGCGAAAATTTTCGCAATCGATTCCAATTATTGCGTCGTCAAATCCGTCAGCTTTGACAAATTCAAAATATTCAAAGTTCAAATGTCGTAAATTGTGAAACATTATCTTCAAGCGTTTCAATTGTAAAACCCCGGCGCCCCTTTGCAAAATTAGTTGAAACCCATTCTGAAGCCGGAGAAAGCGCCATATAATTCAAATAGTCAAATTTAGGTTGGGTAAAATCAAATAATTGTTGATGCGAATCCCCTTTTTTAAATTGAACCCGGTAATCGTGTAGTTTATGTATATCAATATAGGAGTTTATATGGCTTTTTGCTTTGTCGTTAAGCTTGACATCAAACCCGAATTTCGCAAATTCTTTGTCTTTTCCATGGGTTAATATTACCGCCGTTTTTTCGTTGATATAGTGGTTTATAAATTGGTCAAAAATATGGTATTCGCATTTAGGCAAAATATGTTTTAAAGCGTTTTGAGCGTATAAATTAACAATATGCGAAAAGTCCCCGCCATGATTATCATTTACGACATTATAAAACTTAATCTTTACGCCAAGGGCTGACAAATTGATTGCAAGCTGAATTTTGAAGTTTGCCGCCGCTTGAAAGGTTTCAACGTTGTCCATATTTGTTGGCAAGTAATGCCCGCCGCGCGTCGTTTGTTTGTTCCAATGGTCAACCAAGTCGCCAAGGTCCTCAACAATTATTTGATTATGTCCGTCAAAAAGGTCGTAAACTTTTCCGGTCATCATTACAAGCGTTTTATCAAGCTCCGCTTTGTTCCATTTACCGGAATGGTAAAGGTCGTTTTCTATATTCATTCCGACGTGAGTATCGGCAAAAGTTAATACCAAGCTTTTATTTGTCGTTTGTGGCGCTTTAATTGGCGGTATTGGCGCCAAGTTCAAACCGGAAAGCGTTTCTTCAATTATTTCTTTGTTAAGCTTAAAAAGGGCTTTCTTTTGGCTTTCCTTTGTGTATATTGCCCATTGTTGCCCGGTTGTTACGTTTGTGCTTAACCTGGAAAGCTCCAAGTCTTCCGGAACCTCAACTAAATTGCTTTGTTGAAGCTTTTCCGTCCGGCTTGTAACGTTTCCGTTTTTATCAAGCTTTCGTTGTGTTTCTACAAACTTTCGTTTTGTATAAAAATATCGGTTTAAGCTATTTTTGTGCAACCCGGTAATTTCCGAAAGTCTTTTGAACCATTTATTGTTTGATTCTCCCGCTAATTTAGGGAATTGCCGAAGGGCTTGTTTACAAGTCATTTGTTATGTCTTTATAGCGGGTAACGTTTCGCGAATCTTTGTAAGCTTTCAAAACTTGATTTCGTTGTTGATCCTTACTAAATGAAACGTGAACCCAAGAAGGATTTCCTTTTATTGGAAATTCGTTTATTAATTGGTCAAATTTTAAATTGTCCCGGATATATTCGAAAATATGGCGGTTTGTTACGCCGTTGTTAGCGTTGTCGTTGTCAATGTCTATTGCTTCGCCTTTGCAATGCTGCGAAGTTTTACTTCCTTTTATTGCCTTGTTTAACGCTTCGCTTCTATAACCTGACGAAATGTAAATTGGAACGCCGAAATGATCGCGCAAGGGTTGAAATACGTTGTTTGCTAAAATTTTAAGGTTTTCAATATGTTCTTCCGTCGGTGTATTATCTATATTACGACGTTTAGCCGTTTCGGACCGGGTAACTTCGGCAAGCGTTAAATTTTTGGAAAGTTTCATTTAATTTTTTTATTCCACAAATGGCGTATAATAAGCGACAATATAAGAATTACCGACGCGGTCAATATACTTATAAAACTTTTAAATATTTCTTGAAGATAAAAATTATTTGATATTTGAAGCTTCATGTTAAAATATACGCCCATTCCGGTTCCAATAGACAAAATTGAATCAATTATTTTGTTCTTAAAATTTCCATTTTGAAACGCTTCGAAAAACATTATTATTCCAATTATTGCCTTGTCCATAACCGTTAAATTTGTGCGTTTCTAATCAACTTCGCCTTTTTCAAAATTGCTTCAAGAACCCAAGCGAATGATAAACCGAATAAATAATAAATATACATAGGGTTATTGGTCTTCATCGCATCCGGCAAAAAATTTAAACCCAACCAATGAACCAAGTCTTCAGTAAAAACAATAATTGGGAAACACATTAAGAAAAAGGAAACAACGGAGTTGTAATTATCCAACCACCAAAACTTAAAAGATACATTTACCGGTGTCCGTTTAGATTCTTTATTCCGAATAGTAAATTGGAACCATTTACTCGTAATAAACGCCAACAAAAGGAAAAAGAAAGCAGCGAAAATAAAACTACTTTCAATTCCGTTTGTAAAATAATTTTGAACGTAACCGGTGTCCATATTAATTAAGTTTAACCCAATCGGCGCTTGTAGTTCCTACGCTTATATAGATATGGTTTGTCCCGGTGTCCCAATACATTATTCCTTCGTGTGCCGGTGTAACAACTCCGACCGGGCTTCCGCTTCCACCGGATAAAGTTACAACGGTTCGAAATTGTGTACCATTGTAAGCGCGAAATTCCGTAGTATTTTGATTGAAATAAACGCTTCCAGGTTCGCCGGTTGGTTCCGCGCCCATTTTAGGTAATACAAATCCGTTTGCATTTAATGTTGCTTTTATTGTATCATTTCGCATTGAAATACTACTTGTATCAATAGCTTCAATGGCGTTATATTTGCCTTCAAATAAATTAACATATCCATATAAATGCGCGTAATCTCCACCTATAACCGTTGCATTTCCGAAACCAATTAAGGATTTGTAAGTTCCTAAATCTCCGGCGCTTGATCCTACAAACGGCAATTTGAATATTCCAAAATCAATGGAATCATTCAACAAAGAATAACCTTGATAACTAAAACGAAAAGGTTTAACGTCCGTAGGCGCGTAATATCCCCCGCTTGTCGTCCATAATGTCCCGCCTTCAGTTGTTGAGAAAAACGGCAAAGCGTTAATTGCATCGATAAAGTCCGGAATTGTCGGGTAAACGGTATCGTTAATAGCAATCGAAGAATATAATTCAACTGAAGCAATTTGACCGCCTAACTTCGTATAAAGGTAAGTTTTACCGCTTTGACGAACACGAGCGTAACCGCCAACACTATTGGAATAATATGCGGTATCGTTTATAGTTGTCTTAATTACTTGACAACCGCCTTCAATGGTGTTAATTAGTAAGTTTTGAGAAAAAGCGCTAAATGAAAAAGCAAGCGCCAAAATAATAAAGATTTTTTTCATTATATTATTGTTTTAAGGCGCTCGCGTCCGCTCGATTGTATAATCGGTAAAAGTAAATAAATTAAATTAGAAATTCGAAATTTTGCTTCCTTAATTTAACCTCAAGTTGAAACAAGTCCGTTCGGTCTTCAAAAGAAGCTTCTTCCGGTCCTTCCTCCGCAGCATATTCTTCGCCTTCAATTGTTATGGTATCAAAGCCGAAAACGTTTGAAAGCATATCGCATAAATAATCCGGAATGGCGCCGGTCTTTAAAACCCTAACTTTTTTAGCAAAGTTTTCCAAGGTAACGTTTGACCTTTGACCAACAAAAACTTCAATGTCCGAACCGCTTCCCTTTATTAACTCCGCATTGATTAACAAGCTTGCGGTCCATAAATCGGAAAAAGCAACGTTTAAATCCATAAACTCTGAAGAATAGTCAAGCTTTAAAAGCTTTAAAGATTCTTTTTCTTCTTCAGTTATTACCGTAAAATATTCAGAATAATATCCCCCAATTTCAAAACGGCAGCAATCGAAAATTTTCCCTTTTTTACTTATTTGTATATAAGAAGCAGCGCTAAAAGTTGGGCTTTCATCGGAAAAATCAATTATTTCACCTCCAATTGTGGTGTAATAGGTATTTTCTTGTAATTGTGCCCCTGTTTCTATGATTCCCCCCAAAGCTTGAAAATCACTAAAAACCCCGTCTTTTATTTCACCTAATTTTGTTACTAAAATTCTAATTCCTGAATAAATTGTTGAAATATTTGAATCACTATTTGTGTAAAGATAATTTTCGTCAACAATTGTATCGTCAAGCGAAAAATCATAAGTATCGCGCAAAGCTCCATTTTCATAAACCAATAAAGAAACCGTTCCCACAATTGCCGGAATACTTACCGACAAAATTAAACCATTAATTGTGTAGTCAATCCAATCATATTTTGTTACAAACTCATTCAAAAGGGCTTCATCCGAAAACGCTCCGTTTGAAACTTGGTAAATATCCGTATTTATTTTGATTTTAAAATCAATGCTTTGGCTTTGGTCGTGTTTGTTTGTAAAATCCAAAGAATAAATATTCAATTTTTCGCTTATATCGTTATTTAAATTATACCATTTTATACTTGAAGTAACCAAATAAACTCCACCAAAAGGGCAACAATCAATAAGTTCCGCCGATTGGTTATAATCGCAAACGGTATAACTTATTTCCGGTTCGCAAAGCATAACGCCCGAAATACATATTTTTTCGCTTGACGATATTTTGACGGTTAAGTTTACATAATTTTGATCCAAGATATAAATAAAAATTCCGCTTTGACTGGTAAATGAATCAACCACCGTTGTATCTTCCCTAACCTCAATGTCGTAATCTCCGTCAATTTTTACAATTAACTTTTTGCCAATTACCGCGCCGTCTAAATTGGTATAAATAATACTCCCGGAATCAATACAAGCTTTGCAATTTTCAATTGTCGGGTTGTCAGCTCCGGAAGTTATAAATTCATCAATTGACGAAAACCCATAAGCCCCGGAAATTTGTTCTTCATAAACAACGGCTTCAACTTCTTCTTGGAATTTTGGCGTATATGAACCCGGCAAAGCGTTCCAATAATCAGAAGCTTCCGCAAAGCTTAAATTGTCTTTTAATTTTGTCGCGTTTGGCTTATAAAAGCGCAAAGGGTTTAACGTTGGTATTTGCATCGTTTGTTAATTTAATTCTTCAATATTTGTCCAATCCGGACCGCTTACAATTTGAGCCATTTCAAGTTTGGTATAACCTTGATATGCAACCGGCGCTAATTCTTCGGTAAACGTCATTATTCCAAGCGTTCCTTCTATATTCATACGAATATAAATGTTTTCACTATTCAAGCTTTCAATCATTAAGGGCTTTAATTCCTCAATTTTTTCCAAAGGTACAATATAGTATTTTATCATGTTGGATAGTTTACTTCATCTAAATTTGCCGCGCTCATATTGTACGGAATACCGTCATTCGTTCCAATTATATCGTTTACTATGGTCGTAGGATCGTCGCGTTTATCCATTGCCCAATGGCTCACAATATCAGAAGCAAAGCTTGCCGTTGTAATATCAATCGGAAGCCCACCGTTATACAATTCAGTAACTTCCGCGGCGCTTAACTCTTTTCCAATTACCGAAAAATGGTTTGCGTTTCCGTCAATGTAGTCGGAACCCATAAATCTTAAATTTCCGCCCCCGTTTGTCATTCCGGTATAAGTTCCGGCGCTTGCATTTCCGGTAACAACTTCTGAATCATTAATATAAATTTTCATTCCGGTTTTGGTTTTTGAACCGTCATAAGTACAAACAATATTTAGCCAAGTTGACAAATCTCCTGTAAGGTCAATATAACGTGCGGAAAGTCTATTTGAAGAATTTGTTAACAACTCGAAAAATATTCTTCCGTTTTGATTCATTCGAAGACGATATTCGTTAGTTTTATTAAAAAACATTTTGTTTGCGCTTCCGGTATAACTGTCTAAATAAACCCATATAGAAAATGAAAAAGCTTGGTCCGTTACGCCGTCGCCAAAACTCAAGTCGTCAGCGTCCGCAACTTGAACGAATTGGTTTATTCCGTCAAATATAAAACTTGCTTGATAGTCAACCGGAGCCGGAGCTTCAAAAGCTTGTTTTTCAATAAGGGTAATTTTGCCAAGGTCATTTTGAATTTGTGCCTTCCATAAATAGCCAAACTTTTCTTCGCAACCTAAACTAAATTTAAAAACGTCCAATTGATTGTTCATAATCTTCCAAAGGTCCGTTTCAGCAACTTCAAAATTCCAAAGCATCGGAATAAATTTCGAAGTTGTCGTTTCTGAATAGTCCAGGTCGGCAAGTTCTTCCAAG